AGCCTTCCTAATTATGATCACCCTTATCCGTCCAATCCTGTTCAGCTTTCTGAACTCTGACAAAGTAAAACTCCTTATCGTTGACATGCTCACCAAACTGGTGGAGTCCACGGATAATGAAGTTGATGACAAAGCCGTGGAATTTATCCGCAACGGTTTGTTTCCTAAGAAATGATTGATTTAGGGGAGCCACCTAAGCTTCCCTACATGGCCCTCCCAGAACCGGCTCCATTGCCTGTTCCGATACTAGAGGTACCAGATGCTCATGTACCTAGTTACAAGCCCATTGTGGTGCCTCCTAGTAGCCTTAGAGCGCCTCCTGGGGTCAAGGGTCAGCCGTTGGAGGGAGCACAGCCACAAACAACACAACCAAATACACCTACAAGTCCACCCAAAGCACCGGAAGTAGATTATGTAACGGTACCAATTATTGACAAAGAAGTACCCATCCCTAGTCAAGAAATTCTGGTCACTGCCGTAAGTACAGCGACTGTCTCTGTTGCAGCCACCCTTACAGCTACCGCAGTTTTTAAACACATTGTTTCATTAGCAAAACCCATCATTAAAACTGCATGGACAAAACTAACAAAAAAGAAGGACTCATCAAATTCCTCGTCCTCGTCTGGTCCGCCGGACTCTTAACCGCATCGTATGCGGGATGGATGGAAAAGATGGACCCAACCTATGTCGCTTCAATTCTGAGCGGCACACTAGCAACATTCTCTATTACCCGCGAAAAAAAAGAATGAAAAAACTACTGGCACTACTAATATTTGTACCAGCAGTAGCAAACGCTCAGACCGTTACCCCCAACTTTACACAGGGGAGTATGCAAGCGACTACTACCACCACAACTACCATCGACCGAGTTATTGAAACAGAGGTGATGGGAGGAGCTTATTCTTCATGGTCTGGCACAAACATAACACCAAGTTCAGACATAACTGGTGCACAAACTACTTTCTCCGTGCATACCGCAGGAGATCCCTTTCAACTGGAGATCACAACGCGAGCTGCAGGAACAATCGAAGAAATAACAATTACAGAAGACATCGATATGACATCTACTACTACATCCTTGTCTATCTTCTCGCAATAGGTCCAGCATATGCTGAAGAACCTCGCGTGCAAAATACCTCTAATCCTGTTGCCGCTGCTACTGGCAACGTCACAAATCAAGCGGTGCAGTTCCAGAACAATGGAGCTCCATCACGTCAATACTTTGCAGGGTCCAATTCCTGTAATGGTCCAACGATGACCTTGAGCCCATTTATGATGGGTAACGAAACACGACCAGTAGACCCAGATGGTTTAGTCAAAAACTCTAACTGGGGAGCACAGGTTAATTTCATGATTCCACTAGACAGTGGCATGATCGAACAGTGTAAATCTATTGCTAAGCGGCATGAGCAGAGTATGCGTTTACTTTATGAATTGACACGAGCTGAAAAATGTGCGGACTTACAGAGAAAAGGTTTTACCTTTAGACCTGGATCGCGTGTTGAACAGTTGTGTCATGACATAGTCCCAATTGTATCACTAAAAAACTAATGTTAGAAGCAGCCGTAGCGGTATCCATCGCAATTGCTACAGGTGTTGGTGCAGTTATGTCAAAACAACAACAACGCCTATTTGAATTAGATAAGCGCATGGATGAAATAGCCCTGCGCGTTGCAGAACGTTATATTACTAAAATGGAATTGGCTGATGTGGTTCGTAAAATGGAAGGCCACATGATCCGCATTGAAGACAAATTAGACCGTATTGCAAATGCCCGCTAAGAAAGCTACAGAAACACAATTTAACGAGCTACATAACCTAGTTACTAAAGAGTTTTTGGCTCGTATTAAGTCAGGAGAAGCTACCACTCAAGACTTAAAAGCTGCATGTGACTGGCTAAAGGCTAATGACATCAGCGGTGTCGCCTCAGATAGCAACCCTCTGGCAAAACTTGCCAAGGTTATGCCTGATGTAGACCCAGAAATGGTACAAAAGCGCCTGTATGGGCGTGTTTACTAAAGATTTATGGCCAAAAAACGCTTTGATGGTCCCAAATACGCAAATGGGAACCATAAATCACAACAAACTGCATACAATCGAACTGAAAAAGGACGGTCAATCCGAAACGGAGCGAACAGATTAAGGACTAAACTTAAGATGAAAGTGGGTGACCCACGAGAAGCAGGACATTATGCTGGCAGTAAAACAGAGGGTAAACCTCAAAACGCCAAGTCCAACGCTGCTCGTAAAAAACCCAGACGCACTGCATGACCCCTTTACTTCCAAACCCTGATTACTACATTGCAAACCTAATAACCATGACGTCTTCCGAAGCTACACGCCTTTGGAGGCGTGCCATTAAGGAATCTTTCGGCAAAACATGTGTTTATTGTGGAGAATCTTATGACTTACATGAACTTACTATTGATCACGTTAAGCCTCGCAGTAGCGGCGGCGAAACTATTTCAAGTAACTGCGTCCCAGCCTGTCGCAGTTGTAATCAGAGCAAAGGAAGCGAACACTGGGAAGACTGGATGCTAGCGCGTTTCGGTCTGCACCCAGATAGAAAACAACGTATTTTAGATCACATTAGCTAATGGCAACCTACAGCAAGGAAGGAACTAAACTTAAAGGTAAACTAACAGAACAAATTGGTAAAGAAGGTCTTTTAGATCCTTCACAAAGCCGAAACGCTTTGAAAAAAGTTAGACGGACGCTAGGTGCAGTTCTTTTCTCGCCTGATAACCAAGGTTATTTAGATGTTGTAGAAAATGGCTTAGCTAACAACGTTCCCGCAGAACGTATTATGAAAGATCTGCGGAGAATGTCTGAAAAATATGTGGAAGCATTTTCACCTGTGCCTGGTATTACCGAAGCACACCATGTTATACCACTAAACAGTTTACGTGATAAAGTATTAGAATTATCTTTAGAAGATCAAATTGAATTGTTTGGTCGATTAGATAAAGCTGGTTGGAAACTTGGTGATTCTCCTACGCAGTTAATGAATACTGTGTTAACACGGATGAGTCACCAAGGTCAACTGCCACGAATGTCAGGTAAAAACCAAGACCTTAAAAAACTGTTTCAAGACGTTAGTTTACCTGAAAAATCAAGAACCGCACACCCTCGTGGTACATACGACAAACTATTGCAAGTTCAAGGTGGTTCGTTAGACGAAATTTGGCAGGATTTTAGTGAACGAGTTGTGCCATTAGCACAGCAAGATGTTGCTAACGCACTGTTAGTCGATGCTAACCCTAGAGCAGCAGCTGCTAAATTGGGGTTAGATCTTAGTGAGATAATGCCAGAAACTGTTAGTCAACAGTTAAATGACCCGCTGCAAGCTAGACAAACTAAAGCGGCGGTTGGTAGTATGGCAGGTGCTTACAATCCAGCTGATGCTCCTAAATTACAAGAACTTGGTATTAGCAGTCAAGAGTTTAAGGCACCAGGATTTGTAAAACAATTTAGTACAGAAGTTGTTCCTGGTTTACAAGGCTATGCACGAGAAAGTTTAGAACAACTTGCACGTCGTTCATTTAAAACTGCAGCAGGTCTAGGTGCACTTGGTGTAATTGCTGGTGTTGGTGAACGTGGCGCACAAGCTGCTGAAGCTGAAGCAGCAGGTGATCAAGCAGGTGTTGCTAAAGCTGGAGCACAGATTGTTGGTGAAGTAGCGGGTGCTGTTGTTCCTGTTGCTGATGTTGCTAATATTGCTACAGATGTAGGCAGCACCTACAAAGAACTACGTAAAGCTGGTGTAACTCATCAACAAATGGCAGGAGCTGCTGTAGAACTTGCTGGTAAAGCAATTAAAGAACCTGGTAAAGTTGTTAAAGCAGTTGGCGAAGCTGTTGCTGACATTCCTGAACAAACTGCTGCAGGATTTAGTTACCTAGGTAAAAAGTTCCGTAATATGCGGTCTAAACTATCTTTGAGTGGTTATAACCCCTTTTAACTTATGCAAGACGTTATCCAAGCCTTGCAGGATGATTTTAAGCTGTTCCTACAAGCCCTGTGGGGACAGCTGGACCTCCCTAATCCTACAAGAGCACAGTATTCTATTGCTGACTATTTACAACACGGTCCAAAGCGTTTACAGATCCAGGCATTCCGAGGAGTCGGCAAGAGTTGGATTACAGGCGCTTTTGTGTTGTGGACATTGTTTAATAATCCAGAAAAGAAAATTATGATTATCTCCGCTTCTAAAGAGCGTGCAGATAATATGTCAATCTTCCTACAGAAACTGATTATTGAGACACCATGGCTAAACCATTTGAGACCGAAGAGCGACGACGCCAGATGGAGTCGGATCTCTTTCGACGTCAATTGCTCTCCCCACCAAGCACCCTCGGTCAAATCCGTCGGGATTACTGGCCAATTGACTGGAAGCCGAGCCGACCTAATGATTCTAGACGACATCGAAGTTCCTGGCAACTCAATGACAGAATTGATGAGGGAGAAACTTTTACAACTCTGTACTGAATCAGAATCTATCCTAACACCTAAAGATGATAGCAGAATTATGTTCCTGGGTACTCCTCAGAACAACTTCACCGTCTATAGAAAACTTGCAGAAAGGAATTATCGCCCTTTCGTGTGGCCAGCACGTTATCCCCGTGATGCCAGTAAGTATGAGGGACTCCTCGCCCCTACCCTTCAATCAGATATTGATACCGGAGCAGAACCCTGGGACGTAACAGATGACCGCTTCGATAACGAAGATTTAATACAGCGTGAAGCGTCCATGGGACGGTCGAACTTCATGCTACAGTTCATGTTAGATACGAGTCTAAGTGATGCTGACAAATTCCCGCTTAAGATGGCAGATCTTATTGTTACTAGTGTTAACCCTAAGTCTGCTCCCGAAAACATCATATGGTGCTCCGATCCCGCCAATGTTATTAAAGACGCTCCCGCTGTCGGTTTACCTGGAGATTATTTCTACAGTCCAATGCAGCAGCAAGGAGAATGGGGTCCTTACACCGAGACAATCTGCTCAGTTGACCCATCGGGTAGAGGCTCAGATGAGACAGCAGCGGCTTATCTCTCCCAGCGAAACGGTATACTGTACTTGCATGAAATGCGAGCTTATAAAGACGGATATTCAGACCGAACCCTTCTAGATATCCTACGTGGCTGTAAGAAGTATGATGTTAAAAAACTAGTTATAGAAACGAACTTTGGTGACGGTATTGTATCAGAGTTGTTTCGTAAGCACTTACAACAAACAAAACAACTGATCGATGTCGAAGAAGTACGAGCAAACGTCCGTAAAGAAGATCGCATTATCGATGCGCTTGAACCTGTTCTTAATCAACATAGGATGGTTGTTGATCGTTCTGTCATTGATTGGGATTACGCCTCTAACAAAGACGCAGCTCCTGAAGAACGACTCATGTACATGTTGTTCTACCAAATGAGTAGAATGTGTCGTGAGAAAGGCGCAGTTAAACACGACGACAGACTAGACTGTCTAGCACAAGGTGTTAAATACTTTACAGATGCCCTAGCTATTAGTGCACAAGAAAGTATTAAAATACGTAAGAGAGAAGAATGGGATGACATGCTAGATGCATGGTTAGAAGACCCAGAATCAGCAGTCAATGCTATGGGTTTTGGTATGAACTTACAACAACGTAGACAAGCTAGACTTGAACGTGGTAAAAAGGTAGTCCCCACCTGGAAATAACGTAATGTAAATTCCAATCCGTCCCTTATACAGGGGGAGGGAAGGGTGGACCCACCTCTTGTGAGAGGATCGTTGATCGAAACGACCAACATCCTCTCTTATTAATACCGGTTATCCCCGGTATGGATAACTCTTATTATACTACTACTACCCACTCACAGATGGAATACGCATTTCCTAATAACAACAATAACACTAACGTAGTGTATCACCGGAATAGAACCGGTTCTAATTACTTCCGTGTCTTCTACAAGAATGCAGCACAGATACGGTTTACTCCTAAAGAAGTCGGTAGAGTCTTTGGAATAGCTAAATTTACCCCAACAGTTAATGAAATTAGAGAATGGTGTAAAGAAATGGTTGAAAAGTATGAAAATCAGCCTAAAACTCAACAAGTGGAAGGTGGGGGAGACGAAACAGGAGAAATTGAAGAAAAAACTAAAGAACCTATGGTAGTATGAGTAACATAGTCCTGTGGTTCACAATGATGACCACCATGTGCCTTAAATATCCTGTTAATTTACAGCAGTGTCTTACTCCTTGGACCTGGATTCCACCGTATGTAACTGAGTTAAAAGAGTTTACACAGAATGAGCCCTATTCAAGAGAAGCTGATCGTCTTAGAGACGCTGCTAAAACAATTAACCTCAATGAAAGCCTCCCCTGATATTATATCCGCTGTCTTATCGGAAATAGACCGGTTGAAAAACGGCGGAAATTTGTGAAGCCTATTACTATAGTACAGGTGTACTATTTTACCCCCTGGGGGGTGCCAGTTTCCACACAGTCTACAACCGGTTGACAACCGTGTTTAACCGGTTGATAACATTTCGTACTGTGTGTTACACCGATACGAATACGTATTAAGAACGACATCTGTTGCGATTCCGGTTTAACACCAATGAACAACCAGTTTAACAACCTGCACAACACCAGCACCAAACCGGAGTAAGCTGTGGTTATAATAGGTGTAACAAAGACAGACAAGCTCGAATGTACTCATGGTTGAATCCTGCTCCACAACGTCCAACGCTTCCAGCAACGAGACACGCTGAGTCTTATTACTACACTGAGCGCCAAGCAGTGATCATGGACAAACGAACTAGTGTCCACTCTTTAACCCACAGTTAACCTAAGTATGCTATCTTAAGGACAATGAGACGACTACCTCAAACCATTCCATTTCATCACCGGTTGGTTTTATGTAGTCATCTATTGACTACTCATTCACTAACTTTCAAACACACTCATTATGTTCAACGCTTCTTTTCAATCCATCAACTCTGCTGCTGGTGGTTTCATCAACTCCACTGTTGTTGACTCTATCGCTACTGATGCTGTCTCTGGCACTGTGACTGTTCTGTTCAAGTCTGGCGCTGTGTATCGTTATGACAATGTTAGCCGTCGTGCTATCGTCAAGTTCAACATTGATAACGCTGCTCGTAGTCTCGGTAAGTTCATCAACAACACTTGCAAAGCTGATGGTGTTAAGTATGTCGAACTTGCTCCTGCTATGTGATCACTACTGATCCTCACTATTCTACACTAACTCTCAATGCTCTTTTCTATTCTTATTCACGATGAGTTCCATGACTCTCCGCCTGATGTGTGGGAAGACTTCGATAACATCACTGACGCTGTTGGCTACTTTAACACTATGAAGACTACCCATAAGCGTCGTGGTTATCAAGATGGTTGTGAGTTAGTGTTAGATACTGATGACGATCAACGTATTATCTTAGATTACTTTAAGATGATTGACTGATCATTACACTTTAGGTTGTCGTGTACAACCTTTCCTGTAGTGTTCATAACTACAACCACACTCATTCCTTTGTTCTATTTATGACTATTTGTTCTCCTGCTATGTACACCATTCTCGATGAAGAGTTCGATATTGACGAGCTTAACGATATTGTGAATCATGGTATGTCTGCTGGTGTCTCTGGTTTTATCTACACATCAGAACTTCTTGACAAATACACTGAGTTCAAGAATGAAATCATGGACGATCTCGATGAGTATTGCGAAGATAACTTCGCTCAATCCGCATACTCATACATTGCCGAACAACTTAACTTCGATAGCAATGATTGGGGTGAGCAACAGTTCATCGAACACGCTGTCTGGATGTATGTCGAAATGCGTGCATGGTTCTATGTTAACTCAAACGAAGATTATTAATTCTAATTAAACAGTGTTGTTTATTTCTTATTAATCAGCACTGTTTATTTCTTATTAACAATGAGTTGAAATCACACTCATAACCACACTCACTCCTGACTCACCCGACACTGATTCACCCGTTATGCGAAAGATTGAACGCGAGATGATTCAAGCCATCCTCGATCGCAGGGGATGGCATA